ACAAAGGGATAACTGGGACATTTTCTCTTTTTCCACCAAATCTTCGTATATGGTGCATTTCTGTTGGAGAATCATCTGTTTCTCGTATGCCGTTGCATTTGCACAAAATGCAGCCCAATCGTGCCAATTTTGCATATTGTTCTTTTTCTGCTCTAGTTGCCATTAAAAAAGTTCCGTTAAATCCACATATTTGAATAAATGCTTTGGAACATCATAATAAAGTTCATGCTTTGTATCATCTCTCATTTCCCAATAGGGGAAAGCTAAAGCAGTTAATCCTTTAATCCAATAAGCATGAGTCATATCTTGATTTAAAGCAAAAAACAAAGTTTTTGGCACTTCTAACATATGTTTTTTACGAACTGGCACATGGATAGTATCAAAAGGGCAATACGGATTCCATTGCCTTACCTCAACTTCAGCAAATCCTATAAGATTATCCCCTTTGTGAATAATCAGGTCTGTGCCATAAATATCAGGATTATCTAAAGCTGTAAATCCCCACTTCATAGAAATCCACTCAGCTACCGCAGCTCTAGCTGGTGGATCGTACTTATCGTGCAAATCTTGGTCAAATTTCTTTATTTTCACCAGCAATATCCTGTAGTTTTAAAGCCATTTCTACTAAATCTGTAGCAATTTCATAAGCTCTTTGTTTATCTTGCTTAAGCATTGCATCGTAATAACCATCCAAAAGCTTTTTGGATACTAAAAAAGGTAAGCTAAAGTCTTTCATTTACATATTTCCTTGTCTGCGATTGGAAGATAAGGTGCGCCAAATATCAATAATCCGCATTTCATGATTGCGTTCATTGTCTATTTTTTTAAATTGCTTCAAAGCTTCAGTCCAGGCTTGTACCGCTTGTGCGTATTTATCGCTTGATAGAGCCTTTGCTTCTCTTTCTGCTACTGTGCCTTCAGCTAATAGGAAAGAATGGCTCTTAGCTTGTTTTAAGCCTTCCTCAAGGTATTTAACCTGACCAGCCCAGGCTGCATGAGATTCATCTGTAGAAGAAAGCTTGGTTAAGGCTTGTTCTACCCTGTTTTCATTAAGTTGCTCAAGGTTCATTCTCCTCTCCCTTTATAACTAATCTTTTCTAAATAATGATTGCCTACATCCATCGCTTTAGGCATTGGCATACCAACTTCATCCAACACAAAAGTGCGTTTATCAAGCTCTCCCATAATGTTTTTACGAGTTTTTAATAAATTTTTAGGGCTATGAAGTTCTTTTAAACCTATTTCAAACAACAATTCTGATACTTTTGTATCTGCTAATTCAAAAAAAGTAGTATTGACGTTTCCTTTAAAAAACTTCTCAGGAGCAGTACACATATCAAAAATATTGCGTAATTTATCGTTTTGATGGATTCGTAAAGTTATTTGATCATTTTTATGAGGTTTGACTCCAAAATGGAATCTGCAATAAAACTTGCTTTCTCCATTTGTTCCAGCAGATAAAGTTCCAGTAAGACCGCAACCATAAGCAGCACAATTTAAAGGCTGACCTTGTTGCTGCTGTTGTTCCTCTTGACTTCCGTATTTAACAAGCTTGGATTTCATAGGTATTTCCTTTCAATAATCTTTGTAAAGTTGGTAGGCTTGATTACCCATTCCAAATCAGCTAAAAATGGCCTTCTATCTTTGGATTGCGTTTTTCCTGTCAAAAATTTGGAATTTTTAATAAATTGAAAAAAGTCGTTTCTAAACCAATCCAGGGCTTCTTCTGAACTCTTACATTCAAATTCAGTAAACAACTCTCTCCATCTTTGTTTTAAATGAGCTTCTCTGGTCTTATTCCAAGAAATGACCTTTGGTAGCTCTGGTAGCGTTTGATGATAAATATCAATAATTGCCTGATGGGGACATGGTGGAATCTTAGATTCCGCAGAGATAGTCTTTATATCTTGGTTAATGGTTATTGGTTCTTGGTTCTTGGTTACGTTGTGAATCGGTTCTGATATCAGTTCTGATTTCATAGCTGATATCTTCTCTGATTTGATTCTGTTTGCGTTCCGAGCTGAGTCTGCTTTAGCCCTATATTTAATAATTTCATCATCGCAACGCTTAGAAATCCATAAATCACCTTCTTTATCAAAAAAAGTTTCCAAAATGTATTGAACATCAGAGCTGAAATCAGACATTCCTATACGTCTAGCAATAAGGGATGGCTCACCTTTTAAAGGGCTTTCGTCTAAATAATATTGGTCAATAAGCCTTCTGTAGGCCAAATCTTCCATAAAACTTAGATGCCTTGTATGAGCTGCATAATCCCCAATATGAAATGGGTAAAAGTTCATTTTCAGTCCTTAAATAGGTCTGGTCGTAAAATTTCTTTTGTCAATCGACCTTGCGATAACTCTCGCAATTTAGCCAAATGTTTAATTGGAATTTGACCCCTATCAGCCCAGTTATAAATGGCTGTAGGCCTTATACCTAAAAGCTTTGCCAAGCGCATTAAAGTACCAAATTCAGCCCTTAAAATTTCTAATTCATGCATATAAATCCTCCTTTTGTGGCACTATACCATAAATAAATGATAGTAAACAGATATAAATTAGGGAAATCCCCTATAAAATAATTGTAAAAAAGTGTTGCTAAGTGGTTTTTTAGTGTATAGTGGAGTCTAGTTCAACAAGTGATGAAGGGAAGTAAAAATGAAAAATCAAGAAATTAAAATGTTAGGTTGCCCAGCAGAAATGTTGGAAAAACAATTTAAAAGCCAATACAACATCAATATGTATGTAGCTGGTTTGCTGTCTGATGCTCAAGAATTAACAAAAATGGGTAAAACAGAAGAAGCGAATCAACTTATCAATCAAGTTAAATACTATTTTTTTGAGTTTACAGATACAAGAAATGAGGTAACTGTATGAAAACAGCAATAATTGAATGGGTAGGAGTAATTCTTTTAGGTATTCTTTTTGGCGCAATGTTTGCCTTGGGAGTTTAATCATGGGAATGAATAGAGCTGATGCTTACTATGAGCCTGATGATTACGATGATCGTTCTGATGAGATTGAGGAACGTACCTGGCAACTCTTAAAAGTTGGTGGCAAATTTGACTATAGAACTTCAGGAGCTATTTCTGAGGCTTTAAGTGAAATGGGAGTTGATGATTCTCAAACCCTTCAAGATGTTATTGATTCAGGTGATTACGAACAATTAGGTAGAAAACTAATCTCAATGGCTTGTGAATACATGGAAGGCCATGCCAAAGAAGTAGCTGAATTTGAAATTAACGATTAAGGAAAAGTGATGACTAAATTTTTAGAACTACGCAAAATCAACGTAAACGAACATACCGAGAAAAAAGGTAAGTTCACTTATTTAAGCTGGTCTTGGGCTGTTGACCAGCTCCTTCAACAAGATCCTCAAGCTACCTGGACTTATGGAGATCCAGTTTACTTTGCTGAAACCCTAATGGTATTTTGCTCAGTTACGGCTTTTGGCAAAACTATGACAGCTCAAATGCCTGTCATTAATAACCAAAACAAAGCTATTGCTAATCCTGATGCAATGGCAGTAAATACCGCAATGCAACGATGCCTAGTTAAAGCGATAGCTTTGCATGGCCTGGCTTTGTATATATATTCTGGTGAAGATCTTCCTGATGAAGATGTACCTGATTTAACTGTATTAGCAAAAGAATGGGCAACAGAAATCAATGTATGCAAAACCATTGACGATTTAAAAAGAGTTTATGGAACAGCTTATTCTGCTGTAGCTAAAGACAAAAATGCCGTTCAAATAATTGCTGATGCTAAAGACTTGCAAAAAGGCACTTTAATGGCATTGCAATCATGAACAATAAACCAGTAGCGTGGATGAACGCACACACAGGGCATTTATGTAGTGGTGGTTTTTTGATGACCAAAATGCAAGATTACATTCCACTCTACACCCATCCAACAAGCGAAGTTATTTACTTAACCAAAGCAGAAATTGAAAGCGGTCTTAGTCGTGTGAAGTGGGCAGAGCTATTAATTAAACAGTTACCAGAAGAACACGAAGGGCGCAATAGTTGGCTGCTAAATTATGGAGATGAAAAATGAACGCAAATGAACTGGCTGAAGATTTAGAAGGAGCTAAGTTAGTAATTTTAAGACTTAACGATATGCTACGCCAGCAACAAGCTGAAATAGAAGCATTGAATTCAATTAAGTATGTCAATGGCACAACAATTTCTAAGTTATACGCAGAAATAGAGGTGTTAAAAGCAAAGACACTAACAGATTTTGAAATCAGGGGTGTTATGGCTTTAGACGAATGTTGGGTTGGTGAAGATTGCAGTATTCCTGACATGATTGCATTTGCTAGAGCAATACTAAGAGAGGCATCCGAATGAACCAAGAATTTTTAAAACAGTTATTTGATTACAAAGATGGCAAGTTACATTGGAAAGAAAGCCCAAGTCGTAATGTAAAAGCTGGTGATGTTGCTGGGCATTTTGGTAATCGTAGGTATGCCCAAATCCGCATTAACGGCAAATACTATTTAAAACATAGGCTTGTGTATATGTACCATCATGGGCATTTACCGCCTGAACCATTGGTGATTGACCATATAAACCGCAATAGGTTTGATAACAACATTGAAAATCTTAGGGCAGTTACAAAGTCAGAAAATCAGCGAAACAATAAATTTAAAGCACAAAACAAATGAACGACTATTCAACACCATATTTAGCGTTATTAAAATTAACTAAAGACTTTCACGAAGCCACATTAAAAGGCCAATACGATAAATCTTATCAAATATCGCTTGATATTACTGACGTAGCACATGACCTAGAGTTGATTGCAAAGGATTTGGCTAAACAATGGGACTAATGCGTAACGCTTATGCGACACATACAGATTATGTAGATTTTCAAGGATTAATTGAAAAAAACCCACATTTTGTACCAAGCAATGTAGATGGAATATGTGAACGCAATGGTTGTTTTTTAATTATGGAATGGAAGCGGCCGGGTGAAAAAGTAAGCAAAGGTCAAAAGTATTTGCTTCAAGCATTAGCAAAAAAAGAAGATTTTATGGTTGTAATCATTTATGGTAATACGAATACTGAAACAATTATCAATAAATATTATTTGGTTCAACCGGATGGACAATGTATGCTTGCTGGTCAAGGGTTTAGTATGTTTAAAGACTTTTACAAGCAATGGTACGAACTAGCAAATGGCAAATGAAAAAGAACACTATGCTAAATTGGCAAGATTGGGGTGCATATTGTGCCGGCAAAATGGAATTATTGACACCGACACGCCCGTGGAAATCCATCATATACGCCGATATGGTCAGCCTAGGAAAACAGCCAACACTATACCCTTGTGTATGTGGCACCACCGTCTTGGAAATACCAGCGTTCATTCCCTTGGACACAAAGGCTTCCAAAAATACTGGGGCTGGAGTGAAGAAGATTTACACGAAAAAGTTGAAAAATTGCTAAATGATAATTAAATTGCCATATCCACCAAGCGTTAATACGTACTGGCGCAACTTTCGGGGCCACACAGTATTGAGCAAAGCTGGGCGCGAAAGTTGCGCCAGTACGTA